TTGATATAAAAAAAATAGTTATAACATATATTATAAATAATCTAAAGATATTATTTAGCCATATGGATATTTATATAAAGAAAGATGAGTTGTATGATACCTTATTTAAAATACAGAATAATGTATTATATAATGTTAATGTTGATTTAATAAATACTTAATGTTGATTTAATAAATACTTATTTTTTTAAAATTGATTCTATCTAAATATTATAATTATATTTAATAATAAAGATGTTGTGTATTAATAGTAGTGAAATTGCTAAAATAACTGGATATAACACATATACAAAAAAAGATGATTTCATTAATTTATTTGAAAAAAATTTGTATAAAAAAAGAGAAGATTTAATGGAATTTGACGAAGAGAATATTGGTATGGAATTTCTTACTGATAAAGAAATTACTCAGAATTTAATTAAAAATCTGGATAAAGACTCTAAGAATATTATTAATAATATTATAGAAAGTAAAATTATTGATAATATAACATTAAAACAAAATTTAGAGAAATTAGAAGTTATACTAAATAATTCTACAATTAATGATAAAGAAAAAAATAAAATTAAAAATGAAATGAATAATAAACTTAACTGTAATTATGGAACAAATACAGAAGATAAGGCAATAAAGATATATGAAAAAAATACAAGCAATAAAGTTTATGATAATAATACAAAATGTTATACTAAACTTTATTCCAATTTCTTAATTTGTGGAAAAATTGATGGATTAATAAAACAAGATGGAACAGAATATATCAATGAAATAAAGAATAGAAGAAATAGAATTTTTGATTCAATACCAGTATATGAAAAAATACAATTATTAAGTTATACAAAATTATTGGATAATACTAATATAATATTTACACAATGTATGGACGAAGAACAATACACTGAAATTTTAAATGACTATAAAGATGATGAATTATGGTATGAAATTTTAGATAGATTAGAAAAATATTCTATTCTAATTTATAAATTAAGAGATAGTAATAAATTAAGACATGAATATATTAATAAAGATACAAAAATTAAATATAAGTATTTAAAAAAAGAATTGAACTGGTTGAATTTAAAAAAATAACTATAATTATTTTATAATATTTTTTTGTAGATATTTCTATAATATTTTTTGTTAATAAGTAAATGATATTAGTGAAGTCCATGAACACGTTGATAACACGTGCCTACCAGATAGCAAGCGAATATAAAAACTAATTTCTGCTTGATTTTCATCATCAAAATCATTTTCTTTATAACCTATACTAAAATTACTACTTTCAATATTAAGTGTATAATTTTCTATTTCATTTGGGCTAAAATTGCGTGCCCTTGAAATTGGTATAGCAAATAATATATTATTTGATTTAATTGAATTACCATTTGATATACCTATAACATTTCTATCTGAATTATTACTAATTAAATCAGAACATAATAATATATAATCTTCAGCAAAGACTCTGCCAAATATTCTAGTTTCTAACATACTTGTATATGAAGTTTGACCTAAAAATGTTCTCTGCTCAAATCCAAGAATTTTATGTAAAGATCCAGATGTTGCTCGGACACCATCATCTATTTTTGAAAATGCAAATGAAAACCCCCACCTTGCCGGTACAGTTCCTCCGATATTTTCTATAGTTACCTTATGTTCGGCATAGTTATATAATACTTTAAATTCTGCCTCTGGTGTAAATGATGTACTATACCTATTTAATTCAATTTCTAATAATTCTAAAACAAACCATATATTTTCATAAAAATAACTTGTACCACCATCACCAAGTGATATAGTAACATCACCTGGATCATTTATATAATCCAATGGATTTCCTGGGTAATCTATATTAGGTATTCTTATATTATTAGAATCATATAATTCCATTTTACAATTGATATCATTATAATTGGGATATACAGGTATTGCGTTATTTAGGGATGCCTTAGTATCATTAAATACTGTAATTGAATTGTATTTTTCTATAGACTGAACTGAAGTTCCTTCTAATTTGGTTACATTATCATAAACACCATTGCCAAAACCCATTAACGGGCCAATAGAATCCTTAACATCGAATTGTAATTTTACTGGTCTAGTTGCAGTTATATTAAAAATAGAAGTAGAATCATCTTGTTCTATATTGTAATTATCTATAATAATTTCAATAGTGGTATGGACACATGTAAAAGATAATCCGGGATACGTATCATCAGAAGCATCAGGTACTGGTGGAATATCTGGATTAGGGCCACCACCACCAGGTACTTCTGTTAAACTTGGATTTATAAATTCAGTAACTTCTACATTTAATGCCGCTTCAAAAACAGCTGCTAGTGTTAAATCATCTCGAATATATGGATTAAAATGAGGAACTACATCATAATCTTTTATATCTCCATTATCATCTGGATTAATAGTTAATATAATATGATTATTTGTATTTCCAAATGTTGATATTTCCATTTTAATATCAAAATTAATTAATTGAATATAATTTGGTGGTTTAAAAAATACTTTATTTGGAAATCTTAATATAATATCATTATTTAAATTAGAAATATCACTTTTATTAGATGATGAAATTAAAATATTTTGCTTAATTGAACCTAAATTTTCATTTGATGACATTTATTATAGACTATATTTTATAAAATAATAGTCTATAAAATAAAATATTATTTTATAAAATATTATTTTTTTTGTATATATTAATATAATATAAATAGTATCATATTTTAATATTAAAATATTAAAATATTAAAATATGGTATTAATTAATCAATTTATAAATTTTAAGATAGGTGGAGTTACTATAGCTACAACAAGTGATGAACTTAATTATAATGCCGGGACTATACCAGGAACAGGTTCTGCCGAAAAAACTCTTGTATTGGATGCCAATAGAGATATAAGCAATATAAATATATTAACAGCAACTTCATTATCCGGTAATATTATTACTGCATCTCAACCAAATATAACTAGTCTTGGAAAAATTACTAATTTATTAACTAGCGGTACTAATATGCATGGAACATCTGGTTCTGGTTTACTATCAACCACAATTGATAGTAATAATATTTATCTACAACCAAGTATTAATACATCACTTGGAAGTTCTGCTAATTTATTTGTTACAAATTACAACCAAACTATATCAACATCAGCAAAAATATTTAGTATTATGGCAAACGGGAGGATAGGTATTCAATCATCAAATCCAACTAGACAAGTTGAAATTAATAGTTCTACTGGTAATAATTTAAGATTAACTTACAATAATACAACTGGAACTGCGACAAATTATACTGACCTTTTTACTAATTCCACCGGTGATTTAATTATAACAACTTCTGGAGAAAGTGTAAAAATTACTAAAAACCTAATTATCGAAAATACTATTAATAATTTTAAAGAAGGTGGGTTAATTATTAGAGCAAGGGATTATATTAATATACAAGGAAAACTTATAAAAAAGGATGTGATCACTTCTTTAAATATTGTAGATTATAACCCAGCTGGACTAACTGATAATTTTAGTATTGAAATATACGGTTATATCAAAACTATATATTCTCAAACATATACATTTTATGTAGGATATGATGATAATATTAGATTATTTATTAATAATGAATTATTATTTAATGATTGGGTTAGTAAAACAGCAACTGGTATAATTACACAGACAATACATCTCACCGCTGGTATTTGGTATCCAATATATATACAATCATCTGATGTATCTGGATCTCAAAAGATTCAATTAGAATGGGAATCAGGATCACAAATTAGACAATTTATACCGGCAATGTATATGGCATTCGATGATATAGAACCATCTACAAAAATTAAATTTAATATAGGTAATAAATTATCATTGTTTAATACTGATCTAATATCTACAATTAAGAAAGTTGATCTTGTAGTTAGTTCAGATGGTGATTTAACTATAACACCATCTGGCGGTGATACTAATATTGTTGGGATAATGAATATATCAGACACTGGTGGTGATTTATTAACATTAACATCATCTAGTTCTTCTAGTGTTTCTGCAGTACAATTTAATACAAATGGTGTAGATTGGGAAATGGGTGCAACTGGTTCTACAAATGGCAATCCCGATTCGTTTTATATATCTAATACATTAAATAGATTATTAATTGGATCAACTGGTTTAATTGGTATAGGTTCAACTAATCCTGATAAACAATTAGAAATTAACAGTACTACTGGAGAATGTCTGCGATTGACTTATAATGATGCAGATGGTACTGCCACAAATTATACAGATTTAGCAGTTAGTGCTACTGGTGATTTATTAATATCACCAAGTAGTGGTAATATTGCAGTTGGGACAAGTTCTGCACCAGAAAAGCTAACAATTAGACAGGGTAATATTAAATTATCAGAGACAAATGGTTATACTAGTGATATATATATATATACAGAATGGGCTGATGGTGCAAATACACATGCTATTGGAATTGAATTTGATTATTATACAGGTTCTGGTACTCAGACTTCTACACATTCAAGAATAAATTTTGTCTCTAATGCAATTCTTGGAGAAGATATTTACGATGCTGGTAAATTAACAACAATGAGTGTATTATCCAATGGTAATGTTGGTATTGGTACAGATAGCCCAGATACTAACTTACATATAAAAAATTCAATATCATCTACAACAAATCCTATATTGGCAATACAAGGAACTGGTACTGCTGGGGATGGTCTATCTATAGATTTTAAAAATACTTCAAGTGGTGTTACTAGTGCTAGAATTAACAATTATAGGTATGATACATCTGATATTGGATTAGTATTTTCTCATTGGAACAGCGGTCTAGTTGAAACTATGGTCTTAAGAAATGGTAATGTTGGTATTGGTACAAATGATCCATCGGCTGACTTAGAGGTTAATCAAACAACACCAGAGATTCGTTTAACTGATAACAGAAGCTCTATATCAAATGGTAATGACTTGGGTAAAATATCTTGGTATTCTAGAGATGTGTCGTTTGGTAGTAATTATGAACCAGTTGCACAAATTAAAATAATTGCTAATAATTCAACAGTAGCACCAGATGGTGATATGTATTTTCTAACTGCAATTGATGGGGTATTATCAACTGCTATGGTAATAGATATGAATGGTGATGTTATAATCGGTGGGACTGACCCGGTAAGTAGATTACACATCAAACAAAGCGCGGATTCATATTCTGGTGGTATTAGATTAGAAAATGTAGCTGGTAGTGGATGGAATATTTATACATCTACAGTAAGTGATTTAGTATTCAACCAAGGTGTAAATTTACGTGGGTTCTTGGCAACTGGAACCAGTGTTTCAAATATAGATTTTACTGGTCAACATAGATCGACAACGAATAACACAGATATTAATAATAATGTAATAAATTATGTAGGGTTGATTGTATCATCAACTGGTATATATAATAATATTAATAATGGTAATTTATATATAAACGAGGCTCTGCCAATTGTTGATTTATCAATTATGGATAAAGATAAAAAAGTATTTGGTGTAATATCAGATAGAGAAGATACTGGAGATAGGACATACGCACAGGGTACATTTGTCTCAGTAATTGATAAAGTTGAAGGAGATGAGAGATTGATTATTAATAGTGTTGGAGAAGGAATGATATGGGTATGTGATAAATCAGGTAATTTAGAAAATGGAGATATGATTACATCATCATCAGCTGGTGGATATGGTATGGTACAAGATGATGACTTATTCCATAACTATACAGTTGGAAAAATTACACAAGATTGTGATTTTTCAACACCAGAAAGATATATTGATTTATCAGGAAATATTATTACACAAGCAGCATATGAGTTAGATACTACTAATGGGTATAAGTGTAATTTTGTAGGATGTGTTTATTATTGCGGGTAATTTTATTATAAAAATTTATTACAAAAAAATAAATTATAATAAAAATAATTAAACTTTTATATCTTAATTTTTTTTAATAATTTTATTTTACAATATTCTATACCGACCAAATCTAACATTTTTTCTGAAGCTAAATCTTTTTTTTCATACAGATAAAATATTTTTATTATACCAGATTGTATAATTATTTTAGTACATTCATTACACGGAAAGTGTGTTGTATATAAACTACAACCATTTATGTTTTGTGTATTCTTATTTAGAATAGCATTTACTTCTGAATGTATGACAAAGCTATGTTTGTTATCTAACACATCAGTTTCGCTTTTATTCCACGACAAATAATCATCTGAGCAATTTTTTGGAAATCCATTATACCCAGTTCCACATATTATGTTATCACTATTGACTATACAAGAACCAACTTGTGTGTTTGGATCTTTACTTCTCATTGACGTTAGTACTGCCACATTCATAAAATATGTGTTCCAATCTATATAATTCTTCCTTTTTGGCATTTTAGTATTTATATCATTCTTATTATTAAATATTTAAATCAAAAAAATATATGATATTTAATAATTATAATGGTGAATTTCTTGACATATTTGTTGTAATAAACCTGGACTGTTGACTCATAAGTGAATCCATAATTATTAATATTCCTGATATTTGATTTTTATTGGAATTATTAGATAATTGTAAATATAATACTAATATATAATTTAGTAAAACCTTCAAATAATTTTTCCACATAGAATTTGTATTATTTAAATTACTCAAAAATTTTGAACCAAATACAATTACTACCAATAGGCATAATATAATGATATAACTACTATCTACACTATCCGATAATACCAATATTCCAATAAATATTCTCAATAATATACAAAATAAATGTGAAAATTGTGTATGACCGTCTGGAAATAATTTAGTTATTACTGTTTTCTTATTATTTAATATTTGTTTTTCTAACACAGTATTTTTATCTATTAATATTTTTGGTATTTTATCATATGAACTCATTTTTTATATTATATAATATATTTTTTTACACATCTTTTAATTTATTTTCTAATCTCTTTTTGAAAATATTTTTTAAATCATCCTTCTTTTCTTGGCTTAATATTTTTTTCTCTTCTTCGAATTTCTTTAACTCAGTGTCATACGTCTTAAAGAATTTCTTTGTCTCTTTATTTAGTTCAGATAGAATATTATTATATACAGTATCTAATTCTGATTGTGGTGAATGTGGGTTCTTCTCAGCATATAACCACTTAACGTAAATAGCATAAAAATGATTACCCCAAATTTTCTGCCCTTCTGGATTATTCATCAGCTCCTCTCTCTCCTCAGTAGTTGGAACTTTTGTAAATTTATATTGAACGTATTTTTTAAATACTTTGGTAGAATATATACCACGTGATATGGCATATGTAGTTACACTTGGAAATGTTTTATAAAATTCCTTAAAATCATTATGAGTTTGAATATGTTTTAATCTATCAACTTCTGATAACTTCCTATACTCTTCTTCATCTTTTAGTTTATTTCTATTATAAAATACCATTTCAACCAATTTATCAACATATGGTTGGATAGTATCCGAATTAACTTCTTTCTGGGATTTAGTATTACTCATTTTAGTATATTATATTATATACTAAATCTTTAAATATTATTTAAAAAATAAAATACTTTTCAAAAGTTAATATTATTATAAATGAAAAAAATAAAATATGAATTTTAATTATTCATACCATCGCTATACTCCTTAGTTTGATTAACATGCATATTAAAACAAAGTTTTACTTCATAATCACTCATATATAATTTTTTGAATTCATTATTATCTTTAATATTTCTTGGCATTAATTTATTTATATAATTTTTAGTATCAATTATATCACGACTAACACTATTTTTATGTTGTTGTGTAATTACAAATTTTTTATATTCTTCTTTTTGTAATTTACCATAAACATAATGTAGTTCTTTGAGGTTTTCAATATTATCTTTAATTTCATTAATCATAGATTCTGGAAATTTTAAATTATCCATATATTTAGTAATATCATCAATTGTATTTAACTTATTTATTTTTTCACATCTTGATTGATGACAAGACCATTGAATTTTTAATATATATTTATTACAAGTATTACATAATATATTATCAGAAGTTTTTTCCTGTATTTCAACTTTTTCACAATCATCTTTATTATTAATATCAATTCTTATACATTTTTCTTCAACCAATATCGCAGATGGTAGTTTTTCTTCAATATCAACTTTTTCATAATCAGTTTCTTCAACTAATACCACGTCCGGTATAATATCTTCTTCTTCAGCAATATTTAGATACTGGAAATATTTAACAACTTTATTTATATTCAAAGCATATGAATTTTGTTTTGTAAATATTGTAATATTCATATGTTTTGTTATAGATAGTATATATCCCATATTTGGGATATTATTCGAACGATCACCGTTATTATACTGACATACTATATCCAATAAACATTTGGAATGAAGTATGAAATCCTTAACAATATCAATTATCTCTTTCTTATCTTTATAGTTTTTGATATAAAAAGTTTTACCGTATGTAGTTAATATTAATTCAGAACCAATATAATATATATTATTAATAATTTGTTCATTGTTTGTAAAATAATTTAATATACTTAAAATAAAATTAGAAGCATTAATATGATTAGTAATTTCATAATTATTAATATATTCTTGTAAGTTTTGAATTTCCATTATTTAGTTAGTTTATATAATAAAAAAATAAAATCAATTTTTTTAAGTTAATTAGATTGTATTAAAATGATTATAAACACTATTTAAATATAAAATTTTAGTCAATTCAACAATTTCTTTTTTTTCAGGTACAAATTTAACTATATCTTCCTTTAATATACCATATCCAGCATTTAATATTTTTTTTTATTATTGAATAATCTTTACAAATTAATGATAATATTATACCATTTCTAAAATAGTCTTTATTTAATTGAAGTCGACCATCAATAATTAGTTCACCAGTTGTATTAACAGGTGATTCTTTTTTTGCACATAGTGAATTATTATTATTAATATTATAATTATATAAATTTTCTGGAATTAATAAAGTAATATATGTATCATTAAAATTTTGTGAATAATATTGTAAAAACATTGATAAATACATATCTGCGAATTTATGTTTTAATAAATATTCATATCC